GACTACATGAAGCGCAACAACCTGACGACGGTAGACGACTTCAAGGACACATGGGCTCAGGCCCAGAGTAAGCGTGAGGACTTCTACACGCGAGGCGGCTCATTCAATCGCCAAGATATTGAGCGAGCCATTTATCAAGTTGCAAATAAAAGAAGCTAAAAATGACTGAACCCACCACTATTCGTGAAAGCCTGGAAGCCGCGATTGAGGCAGCGCCTGTTGTCGAGCAGGCGCCAGCGCCAGAGCCCGAATACAGCAGTGAGCCAGCAGCGCAGGTAGCAACATCAAGCGAGCCCGTTGCATCTACGGGCACTGACCTAAATGCGCTGGCTGAACAGGAAAATCAGCCGCGTGATGATCAGGGCAAGTTTAAAAAGCCCGAGTCTCCAGAGATTACGCCTGGGCCAAAAGCTGGCCCCAAGGTAGACAAGGCTCCTGCATCGTGGCGTCCAGAAGTGCGTGAGCATTGGAACCAGCTACCTGATTCTGTACGCTCAGAAGTGGCTCGGCGCGAAACTGAAGTGCAGCGCACCTTGCAGGAAACTGCGCAGGCGCGTCAGTACGCTGAATCCATCAGTAGGGCATTCCAGCCTTACGAGGCTTACATCAAGGCCGAAGGTGCAAACCCGCTGCAGGTAATCGACAACCTCATGGGCACGGCGGTGCGGTTGCGTACATCGACTGGGCCTGAGTTGGCTGGCCTGATGGCTGGCATGGTGCAGCAGTTTGGCACTGGGCGCTTTGGTCAGCAGTTCATCGAGATGCTGGACTCTGCGCTGGCTGGCAATGCACCACGCCAAGACCCTGCGCAGATGCAGATTCAGCAGACGATTCAGCAGCAACTGGCGCCTGTGCAGCAGTTCATGTCGCAGTTCCAGCAGGCACAAGCTGCCCAGCAGGCTCAGGTTGCACAGCAGGCTGTTACTGAAGTTGAGCAGTTTATTTCTCGCGCAGAGTTCGGAAACGATGTGCGCAACGAGATGGCTGACCTAATGGAAGTGGCCTCTAGGCGCGGTCAGCAGCTATCTATGCAAGATGCGTATAGGCAGGCCTGCCTGATGAATCCGCAGGTGCGTGCTGCCTTGCAGGCGCGTCAGAAGACCCGACAGGCACAAAACCAAACCGGAGTTGCCCAGAGGGCGAGGGCGGCTGCAGTCAGTGTGCCGTCCAGCGGTCCTGGCATGGCTCCGAAGCAGGCGCCGACAGACATTCGTAGCGCAATTGAGGCTGCGATTGCAATGACGTCTAGGTGATGTTCTAATCGCATTGCGGTGTGGCGTTCGCGCCACACTTGCAAGTGTGCCTACAAGCACCAGCAGCCACCGCGCTCGCGGGAGTCTTCAAGACCCACCCGCGCCTTAACGGACTGAACCCGGTTCGCTAGAGGCCACACAAATTTGGCGCCGCGCAAGCGGTCAGTTCATCTTTCTGTGGAGCCCAAATCATGGCTTTTGCAAATTCGTCGGTTACCGACATCATTGCGACGACGATTCAGAATCGTTCGCGCACCATCGCTGATAACGTCACGAAGAACAACGCCCTTCTGGCGCGTCTGCAGCAGCGTGGCAACGTCAAGACCATCTCTGGCGGTAATGTCATCCTTGAAGAACTGAGCTTTGCCGAAAACGGCAACGCCGGTTTCTACAGCGGATATGACCTGCTGCCTGTGGCGGCTCAGGACGTCATCTCTGCTGCTGAGTACAACATCAAGCAGTTTGCTGTCCCTGTCGTTATGAGCGGCTTGGAGATGTTGCAGAACAGTGGCAAAGAGGCCTTCATCGACCTGATGGAGTCTCGCCTTAACGTGGCTGAAGCCACGATGGCTAACAAGCTGGCTCAGTCTGTGTACTCCAACGGCACCGGCAGCGGTGGCAAGGAAATCACGGGTCTGGACGCTGCTGTGGCTGCTGCTCCGACCTCTGGCACCTATGGTGGCATTGATCGTGGCACTTGGACCTTCTGGCGCAACCAGTTGTATGACTTCAGCGCCAACAGCATCGCTGGCACGCCTACCGGCGCCCAGATGCAGACGGCCATGAATACGCTGTGGGCTTCTTGCACCCGTGGCAATGACCGTCCTGACCTGATCGTGCTCGACACGATTTATTGGGGCATCTACATGTCCAGCCTGCAGGCCCAGCAGCGTTTCACTTCTCCCGACACCGGAAACCTCGGTTTCCCGTCGCTGAAGTTCATGGACGCTGATGTGGTGCTGGACGGTGGTATTGGCGGCTATTGCCCCGCTTCTACCGGCTTCTTCTTGAACACCAAGTACATGAAGTGGCGCCCGCACGCACAGCGCAACATGGTTCCGCTGTCGCCCAACCGTCGCTATGCCATCAATCAGGACGCGGAAGTCCAGATTCTGGCGTGGGCAGGCAACTTGACCTGCAATGGCGCTCAGTTCCAGGGCCGTCTGCAGGCTTGATTTCGGTGGGCCTGTGGTGGGTCAACCCTTCCCCGAGGCGGTTGACCCTGCCCTCGGGGTTTTTTGTTCGGATTTTTGAAGGAGTTTCAAAATGGCACAAGCCACTATCGGCCTGAGCGCGGCTCAGGTTGTTGCATCGACTGGCACCCCGGCCTTCCGGTTGGGGACTGTTGGCGGGTATGACGATCCGACCAACGGTTATCAGGAGTTCGTCTATGGCCGCGCTGCTGGCGCGGTCACTGGCGCTGGTTACCTCTGCGTTGAGGCTACTGGCTTTGACTTCGCTATGGCGTCTACCACGACCACCGCGCCGGGCGCGTCTGGTTTCGGTTCTCGCGTTGGCGCGGCTCAAGCTGCTCTGGCTGACAACGAATACGGATGGTTCCAGATTTACGGCAAGGGCAGCGTTCGCACGCTGGCTTCTGCTGCAAAGGGCACCCGTCTGAACAGCACTGCAACCGCTGGCGCTGTGGATGATGACGGTACTGCCGGCTCTGAGGCTATCAATGGCCTGACTCTGGGCACGGCAACTGGTGGCGCTGAAGCTACCAACGCGGATGCGATCTTCGCCTATCCGGTTGTTGGCGCAACGCTGTAATAGGGTGGGGGCTTAGGCCCCCGCCTTTTTCTTCACATATAAAAGAGCAAACACATGCAACCCACCACTCCGACCATCTTTGAAGAACCAACACTAATCAATCGCCCCGATGAAAGTCGGTACGCGATGGATGACAAGCTGTACGTCGAATTTTTCCGTGAGCCCGTCATGCACCCCGGCAAGAGCCGTGAAGAAGGGCGTGCGGTTTATGAGGAGCGCGACTTTGTTCGCATCCATGTCCCTGGCGACAAGACCACTGTGTGCGTCGAGCCAATGCACGAAATCAACTTGTTTCGCTTCCGCGCTCGCTATGAGAAGTGGAAGGCTGGGCAATCTGAGGCGGTCACTGGCACGCCTCTGAGCGCGATGCCTGGGATGACGCCTAGCAAGGTTGAGGAATACAAGTTCTTCAAGATCGTGACGGTTGAGCAGCTTGCGGAAGCGAATGACCAACTTGGTCAAAAGTTCATGTCTTTCAATGGCGACAAGGCGCGTGCTAAGGCGTTCATCGAGGTTGCCAAAGGCAATGCTCCGATTGAGCAGATGAATGCCGAGCTTGCCAAGCGCGATGAGGAAATCGAAGCCTTGAAGGCGCAGATGTCTGCGCTCATGGCAAACACGACCAAGCAGCGCAAGGTCGCGGCAGAGCCGCAAGAGGCTTGATTAGGAGTTAGGGATGGCCTTCCAACTTATTGCCGACAACACGGTTTCTGCCATCGTGCAGAACGTGGCACAAATGGTTGGCTATCCCACTCCTGCTGATCCTGCTGGCAGCACTGATCCGGCAGTCATTCAAATGGTGCAAGCGGTCAACCTCGCTGGGGTTGACTTGCTATCTCTGCACGATTGGCAAGAACTTACAAAGTCGCACAGCATCAGCATCGTTGCTGACTCGCCTGGGCAGCAAGAGAAGTCTTTTGCGCTGCCTGATGACTTCTACGAGTTCAACGACCAGACGCAGTGGAACAGCACAAACCAATGGCCTGCCATTGGGCCCATTTCGTCTCAGATGTGGCAGACGTTGTTGGTGCGTACAACGCTGCCAACGCTGTCGTTTTACTGGCAGGTTCGGGACAGCAAGATTTACATCTTGGCCCCCCCGACTGACGCGCAAACGCTGACGTTCTTCTATCAGTCAATAGCGTGGGTGCGCGATAGCGATGATGTGTCGCTGTACAAGAACCGCGTTACGAAGAACGGTGATGTTGTCCTTCTTGATCCATACCTTGTCACGCTGCTAACGCGGGTGAAGTGGATGGAAATGAAGGGGTTTGATAGCGCCGCTGCAATGCGTGACTTCCAAGTGGCTTATGAGAATCGCAAGGGCAACGAGAGGGGCGCACCAGTGCTGACAATGGCGCGTGACTACAGGTTCCCTTACATCAATCCGATAGCGAACACGCCTGACACTGGCATTGGGGTCTAACCATGCCGCTGCGCGAACTCGCTCCATACAAAGCGCCTCGGCGGTCTGCTGCTGCTCAGGTTGCGCAGCTTGCCAATGTGCCTGCGCCTGTTGGCGGCTTGAACCTCCGCGATCCAATTAGCGCCATGCAGCCGACAGATGCTGTGGTGCTGGACAACATGATCCCCCGTCAAACGGGCGTCGAGTTGCGCAAGGGCTACAAGATCAATGTTGAAGACATTGGCGATGAAGTCAAATCTGTCTTCACATACAACGCGCCAAATTCAGCCAACAACAAGGTGTTTGCTGCTGCGGGCGGCAACATCTATGACGTCACGGCACATCCTGCAACCGTTGCTGTGTCTGGTACGTCAAGCACCAATGACATTTGGTGGACAACCCAGTTCACAACGCCAGCAGATACGTTTTTGCTTGCTGTGTCTCCTGGCGCTGGGTACTGGACGTACAGCACGACAAGCGGGTGGGTAAACCGCACGCCTTCAAGCCTTCCGACTACCACGCTGCGTACTGTGGCTGTTTGGAAGCAGCGTGTGTTGTTTACCGCTGAAGAAGACTCGCATGTCTACTATTTCAACCAAGTCAATGTGGTTGATGGCGGCGTCAGTGGCTTCCACATGGGATCACTGCTGCGCAATGGTGGATATATCTCTGCGGCGTGCAACTGGACGTTGGACAGTGGCACCGGAATTGATGACTACTTGGTGGTCATTGGTACGCAAGGTGATGTCGGCGTGTGGCAGGGCACTGACCCATCAAGCAATAACACGTTTGCCTTGAAGGGCGTTTGGTACGTTGGGCCTGTCCCAAAGTACGGCAAATACTTCACATCATTTGGTGGTGACGTACTGATCCTGTCTGAAATGGGACTGATCCCAGTTGGCCGCATGGTCAACGGGCAGTTTGTGGAAGTTGACCCAGGCGTATCAGCAAAGATTCAGTCAACGCTTACGCCTCTTGTGAAGTCGTTAAGAGACTCGCAATCATGGGATGTGTTTGTTGCGCCTAGCGATGACGTACTGATCATCAAGTTGCCGAAGCAGGTTGAATCTGGCTACGAGCAATTTGTAATGAACATACCCACTGGAGCGTGGTGTACGTTCAGCAACATGCCGATGTTGTGCAGTTCAGTGCTGAATGGACAGATGTACTTTGGCACTGAGACTGGAGAGGTCTGCAAAGGACTCTTTGGGCCATTGGACGGTGTAGAGCGTGATGGCACTGAAGGGCAGACGATTGAAGGCGATGTGCAGACATCGTTTCAGTCATTTGGCACAGCGGGACAGTTGAAGCGTTTTGGTCTTTGCAGGCCAATCTTCAATGGTTCAGAAGCGCCTTCCATTGCCTTGCGCGTTAACACTCAGTACGCGTTCCAGGGTGTTGAAGGCTCTCCATCGTTTGTGCCTGAGAACATTTCCATTTGGGACACAGCGGTCTGGAACACTGCGGTCTGGTATGGCGGCACAAACACCTATGAATCATGGGTTGGCGCCACAGGCATGGGCTACTACGGATCGATCAGAATGAAGGTGCGTGGCAAGCCTGGAACCATCTTCTTGTCATCGCATATGTCTGTTGAAGTTGGGGGGATGATGTAATGGCAACGGCACCTGTTACACGGGGCGCGTCTGATCTTGCTCCTCTCTCAATGGGGACATCGCTGTATGTGAGCGATTTAATCAGGGCCCTGCGCGAAGGTAGCGTGCAACCTTTCAGCACGAACCCTGGAGTTATGTTTTACCCAAACGCGGCTAACTCTGAGCCGCTGCCTGTAACTCCAACTCCCCCCCAGGCCCCAGTCGCTCCTCCCCCAGGCCCTCCTGTCGGCCCGCCTGTTGGGCCTCCGGTTGGCCCACCTGTTGGCCCGCCTGTGCCTCCAGTTCCTCCTGAGCCACCACTACCTCCTCCTGAGCCTCCTGTGGTTCCGGTGGACCCTGTGGTGCCAGATGATCCTGTAATAGATGATCCTGTAATAGATGATCCTGTTGAACCGATCATAGAAGACCCATTGGAACCTGATGTTCCTGACGTAGTAGACCCGCCAGTACCGCCCCCGCCCCCGCCTGATCCACCGGTGGTGCCAATTGTTCCAACAGACCCAAGAGCTAGGGATACCGGAGCAACGAGCTACCCAGTGGCGCCGCGTCCAGTCATTCCAACCAGAGACTTGCGTAATCCAAGCGTCACCATGAATTTGGTTGACCTTGATCCATCATTGGGTCCGTTCATCACTAATCCAATGGAAGATTTCGAGATTGACCGGGAGTTGGGTCTTGTTCAGCAGTCAGATGTCTTTGGTCCGTATGAAAGGGATGGTCTTCCAACAGACGCAAGCCTTTCGTATTCGCCAACTTTGACAGACGCTGATGTCAACCCTATTGAGCTGACGGATCAAGACCTTTTGGAAATGGCTTTGTTCGACATGCTGGCGCAGCAACTTCTGACTCGCGGCCCGCGTGGAATGGTGGATGACTTTACCGTTCAGCAATGACGTTAGTGACCGACCAACCGGGCCAACCGCCTGTCATCTGGGAATGGATGAACAGGCAAACGCGCCTGCCTTGGTCAAGTGATCTGCGTTGCATTGCATCAATGCGTGAAGATGGGACGATTGCTTGCGCGGTTGCTTACAACGCGTGGACAGAGAAGTCATGTTGGATGCACGTTGCGTTTGACCATGAACACGCGGTTACACGCAGCCTCTGGCGATCAGCGTTTGAGTACCCGTTTGTCACATGCGGCAAAGAAGCCGTGTACGGTCTGACGCCCAAACACTTGGAAGAAGCGTTAGCGATGAACAAGAAGTTGGGGTTTCGG